GAAGGCAGGATATTCTAGAGACTCGGATTATAGACAAAAAACTCATTCATTAGGGATGGAAAAGAGAGATCTTGAAACTCAAAAGAATAGTTTGCGTCAAACTTACGATACTCGTTTAAATGAACTAAACGATTTAATTTCGACAGCTAGTCAATTTGTTGAACAAAAACAAGGTGGACAAGATCTTGCTAAACTTTATCAAGAAGATCCAACTGAAGCTGCTAGACTTGACTTTCAATTAAGACAAGAAAGGCAACACATTGATTCTTTAAAAGATAAAGCAAGAGAAGCTCAAACTAGACAGTATGAGAGTTACCTTGAAACACAAAAAGAATTAGCTGCAACAAAGATACCAGAGTTTAGCGATCCAAATAAAGCTGACTCTTTTAAACTTAATATGCGTAATACGTTACGTGATTATGGTTTTAATGACCAAGAGATAGGTAGCCTTGCAGACCATAGATTTTTAATGGTAGCAAAAGATGCTATGAGTTTTAAGTCTCAAAAAGACAAAAGACCTATAGTTTCTAAAAAGGTTGCTAATGCTCCTAAAGTTTTAAAAGCTGGTGTTGCTAGATCGAATATTAGTTCAGGTAGAGAAGAAGTAAGAAATAAAATCAAGACGCTAAGAAAGACTGGTCACATAAGAGATGCTCAGTCAGCAATAGCAGATATGATTAATCTTAAATCTCAACAAAGGAAATAATACAATGGCACAACCAACTAACACGTTTGATACGTATGATTCAGTCGGTGAAAGAGAAGATCTTTCTGACGTTATCTACAGTATCTCACCAACAGATACGCCTTTCCTTAGTTCTGCAGCTAAAACAAAAGCAACTGCAGTTCTACACGAATGGCAAACAGACTCACTTGCATCAGCAGTAACTAACAATGCTGTTATTGAAGGTGACGAAGCAACTTTAGATGCATCAACTGCAACTACTAGACTTTCTAACAGTACACAAATTATGGATAAAACTGTAGTTATTACTGGTACTCAAGAATCTGTAGACAAAGCAGGTAGAGCATCTGAATTAGCATACCAAATCGCTAAAAGAGCTAAAGAGCTTAAAAGAGATATGGAAGCTACTATTACAGGAAACATTGCAGAAGTAGCTGGAAACTCATCAACTGCAAGAAAAATGGGAACTCTTGGATCTTGGGTCACTACTAATGATGACCTAGCATCTGATGGTGCTTCTGGTGCAGGTGCAGGAAATGCAGCTCACACAGATGGTACTCAAAGAGCTTTCACAGAGTCTCAATTAAAATCAGTTATTAAATCAGTTTGGAATGCTGGTGGGGATCCTTCTATGATTATGGTTGGCCCTTTCAACAAACAAAAATTATCAGGTTTCACTGGTAATTCTACTAGATTTGATGCTGGTGCAGACGCTACTTTATACACTTCAGTAGACGTGTACGCATCTGACTTCGGTCAATTGCAAGTAGTACCTAACAGATTCTCTAGAGATAGAGACGCTTATGTACTAGACATGGAATACTGGGGAATTGCGTTCTTAAGAGACTTCTCTATGCATGAACTTGCTAAGACTGGTGACTCAGAGAAAAGACAACTTCTTGTTGAAGCAACTCTGGAATCTAGAAACGAAGCAGCTTCAGGCTTAGTAGCAGACTTAACTACATCATAATAATATAACTGTTTAGGGGAGTAACCTAATATCTGCTCCCCTAGCAGATTCTAAAAAATGAAGATCTGAGATAGGTTAGGATCGGAACATTAAAGGAACAAAATGAGAACACTTAACGACTACTTTTTAACATCAGCTATACCTGATGTATCAACAGCATCATCAACATTTGTAAATGTACCAGATGGTGGAAGAATTATTAAAATTTTCGCACATAACAAAGCAACTACTACAGGAACAGCAGCTATTACTTTTGAAATAGATGGCGTAGCTTGTGCTAGTGCAGCTATTAGTCATGTAGCATCAGGATCTGCAGGAAAAAAATATTCAGTAGAACCTACTGCAACTAACGATGTTCTAGAGGGATCTGTAATTGAAGCAATCACTAATGGTGGTTCTACAAATGCATCTAAAATGGAAATTACTTACGTTATAAGAAGATAATTAATTATGGGGATGGCAACATCCCCAAACACAAAGGAATAAAACTATGTATGGAAGCAACTACGCAATGAGACCTCTAACTACACAAAAGGTTACATCTTCTGGTTCGTCTGCAGCTTCATCTGCTTTTAGTGCTAATATTGAATATGTTAGAATTATACCAGATGCTGATTGTCATATCGAATTTGGAACAGCACCAACAGCAACTAACGCTAAAATATTTTTAGAAGCTAAATCTTCTGAATGTTTTAAAGTTTCGCCTGGCGAAAAAGTAGCTGTAATTGGATCAGTAAATTTATACGTTACAGAATTATCTGAATAATTTATGGGTAAAATAAGATCAGTTGAATATGATGCTGGAATAAAGACTAAATACATTAAAGAGTCTGATGGTAAATTAACTATTAATAACTCTCAAGATGTAAATCCTTTATTGAAAAGAAACAAAGCATTATATAATCATGATAATGGTTATATTTCTGCTGCTAAAGAAATGAAAAGAGTGGCAAGTATACCACCTTTAATACTTTCGATATGGGCTAAAGAATACAATGGAACTAACAACTGGTTTCAATTACCTAAAGATATACAAAGAAAAATTATGAGAACTAAACTTAATAGTAATGAGTTTAGATATTTTAGAACAGCTGAAGGAAATTTATAATGGCATTAACAACATTTTCAGGATTAAAATCATCTATAGCAGATTGGTTAAATAGATCTGATTTGACAAATCAAATTGCAGATTTTATTGCACTAACAGAAGCTGACTTTAATGCTAAACTAAGAATACGACAGATGGAACAAATAGATGCTATTACAATAGACTCTGAAACAGAAACTGTTCCAACTGGTTTTATTGCAGTAAGATCTTTATACATATTATCTGCTAGTACTAAATATGTTTTAGAATACATAACTCCACATAATATGTTTGAGATTAAAGCTGGTTCAACAACTGCTAGACCTAGAGTCTATACAATTGAGAGTGATAATGAAACAGAAACTTTACGTTTTGGCCCTGCCCCTGATACTTCTTATACTGGGTACTTATCATATTATAAAAGTTTTGGAGCTCTTAGCGATACTAATACATCAAATTACATTTTAACAAATCATCCTGGAATTTATTTATATGGTTCATTATATCATGCAGCAAACTTCTTAGGTGGAATAGATCCTAACCAAGTACAACAATGGTTACAAATGTATATTTCAGCTTTAGAAAGATGTGAAAATAATGACAAACAAGATAGTTATGGTGGATCACCAGTAACACAAAGAACAGACGTACAAACAGATTTATCATTTTATAGGGCTAGATAATGATTGATAAAAAAGAAAGAAAACAATTAAAAAAAGCAGCAGCTCATCATTCTAAAAAACATATGAATATGATGATTAAAGATATGAAAGCTGGTTTAAGTTTTAATAAAGCTCACAAAAAAGCTGTTAAAAAAGTAGGCAAATAATGTTAATACCTTTTGGAGAATGGCTACCTGATCAACCAACACATGGAATGAAAGGTGCTAACGTAGCAACTAATGTTTATCATGCTTTGGGATCTTACAAAAGATTTCCATCATTAGTATCATATTCAGGTACATCAACAACTGGTAAAGATGCTCATGGTTCAGGTTCATTTAGAGATAACTCTAATGTTGTATATAATTTTGCAGCAACTAAAACAGATATATATCAATTAGCATCAGGAGCTTTTACTTCTCGTAAAGGAAGTTTAACTGGAAATGATGATGATTATTGGACATTTACACAATTTGGTCAATATATAATTGCAAGTAATGGAGTAGATCAACCTCAATATTATTTAATGGGAACATCTACTAATTTTGCAAATCTTAATGCAATACAAACAGCAGGTACTACACCTTTGTTTAGAGTATCAGGAGTTGTTAGAGATTTTTTAGTAACAGGTAATATAGCTAATGCTACTAACAGAATACAATGGTCTGGTATTAATGATATTACTACATGGTCAGGTAAACAATCTGATTTTCAAGATTTACCAGGATCTGGTGGACAAGTAGTTCACATAACTTCTGGTGAGGTAGGATATGTATTTAGACAAAATCAAATAGTTCGTATGGACTATGTTGGTGGAGCAGTTGTATTTAGACTATCTGTAATTTCTCCAAACAGAGGAGCTGTTTATGGAAGAACAGTATGTCAAGATAATAGACGTGTATTTTTTTATGCTGATGATGGTTTTTATGAAATTCAAGGAGATACTGTAGCACCTATTGGAGTAGAAAAAGTTAATAGATTTTTTGATCTTAATTTAAACAAAGCATTTTCTGATAGAATAGTAGCAGCAACAGATCCATTTAATAACTTAGCTATGTGGTTATACCCATCTGTTAATAATGTAAGTAACACTACAGGTACTTGTGATCGTATGATTATATATAATTATGCTACAAAAAAATGGTCTTTAGCAGAAGTTAATGCTAGTCAAATATTTCCACAATTTGTAGGAGCATATACAGTAGAACTAATGGATATTATATCTACAAATCTTGAAAATATAAATGCTGCATTAGATACAGATTATTGGAATGGTGGACAAATGTTTTTAGGTGGAATAGATGCAGATTTTAAAGCTGCAATTTTTTCAGGAAACGCTAATGAGTGTGAAATTGAAACAGCAGAAATTGAAGGATTTCCTGGTGCTAGAACTAACATTCAAGGAATTAGACCAATAGTAGATGCAGAAGCAACAGTTACTGTAAAAACTAGAGAAAGATTAGCAGACACAGAAACAGAATCTAGTTCATCTACAATGGTAGATAGTGGTATTAATCCTGTTAGACAATCAGGAAGATATATAAGAGCTAATGTAAAAATAGCTTCAGGTACAGATTTTAATCATGCACAAGGTATAGACATTGTAGCATCAAAAGCAGGGTATAGATAATGGCAGATACAATAGATATTGATAATGTTAGATATTCATTTGAAACACAAGAATATTTTCAAAGACAATTAGAAGAAGCAGTAAATACATTAGTAAATAAAAATAATACTGAAAGCGATAAAGCATTCAGTTGGTTTATGAATTAGGAGAATCATGGCAGGAACATTTTTAGGAAAATACGATACAACATCAGCAAATAACACAGCTACAGGAACTAATTCAGTTTCAGTAGCAGAAGGAATGTTACCATCTAATATTAATAACGCTTTTAGAAGTGTTATGGCAGATATTAGACAACATTATAATGCAGCTGAATGGATTGAATATGGTGATGGTGCAGGTACTTATACAGCTACTTACGCATCAGCTACATCGTTTACTATTGATGGAACAAATGTAACATCTATTTATCATGCTGGACGTAGAGTTAAAGTTGTAGCATCAACGCCAGGCACAATATATGGTACTATATCTAGTACATCTTTTTCAACAAACACAACAGTTAATGTTACTTGGGATTCAGGAAATTTATCTAATGAAGCAATTACAAGTGTACATATTGGTGTATTAGCTAAAACAAATAATTCAATACCTACTGGTGTTATAGCAGCAGGTAATATAGCAGATGATGCAATTACAGCTGCAAAAATGGCTGCTAATTCAGTAGATTCTGATTCATATGTTGATGGAAGTATTGACTTAGCTCATATGTCTGCAAACAGTATTGATAGTGATCAATATGTAAATGGATCAATTGATGCAGAACATTTAGCAGCAGATATAATTACTGGAGCTAAAATTGCTGATGATGCTATTGATAGTGAACATATTGTAGATGGTTCTATAGATACAGCTCATATTGCAGCAGATCAAATTACAAATGCTAAAATAGCAGATGATCAAATAGATTCAGAACATTATGTTGATGGAAGTATAGATCTTGCTCATTTAGCAGCAGACTCAGTTAATGGTTCAAAAATAGCAGATGACAGTATAAATTCAGAGCATTATGTTGATGGCAGTATTGATACTGCACATATAGCAGATAGCCAAGTTACACTTGCTAAACTTGCAGCTAGTTCAGTAAACTCATCTAAAATTGTAGATGATTCTATTGTTAATGCAGATATTAATTCTAGTGCAGCAATTGCAGCTACTAAAATTCATGATGGATCTATTTCTAATACAGAATTTGGTTATCTTAATGGAGTATCTTCTGCTATCCAAACACAGATAGATACTAAAGCAGCAACAACATATGTTGATGATGCAGTTGCAGGACTAAGAACTAGAATTATTGCAGAAGCTGC